AAATCTTTTGCTTGGTGAATTCACAAATGCCCACTTTATCATTCATTATTGTTGCGTCTGCTTCTATTATTTCGTATTCTTTACCTAATATTTTCACTTTATACCTTCTTGTCCGGGTGAACTAAATTATGTGTATTTTTCATTTTATTGATTAACTCAATGTGTTGTTCTTGCTTTGTTTCTATGTGATTGAGTTTGTTCCAAATATCATTAATTTCTGCTCCGTAATGGCTGTTCTTTTCCTTCTGAATAGCCACGAATTCAAGTATCGCATTCATTACTACTTTTAATTCTGCTAATTCTTTTTTCACGCCTTCAAAAACATTTTTCAATAAATATGCCATTATAGTAAAAATACCAACTGCGAGTCCATTAAACGCCCAAAATATTATGTTAGTTGCTTCCATTTTCTATGATTTAAGTTGTGCTTTAAAACCCACGATGCCCCTGAGTAAATGCTTGCCAATTGGATGGTTAGTCAATCTTACCTTTTTTTCAACGCAACCGCCCGTTCTAAAAGAATTACTCGAGGTGTTACCTTCAATTGTTATTACACTTGCTTGATTACGTGTCTGTATTATTAATCCTACGTGTCCTGTCCACTTGCCCTCGGTTCGCCACACGATTAAGTCTCCGGGTTGTGGAATGAATGTAGTTCTATTCCCTTTTCTTATTGCATAATCGTAACTTGAATTTGCCAAACCACTTTTTGGCATTGGGTTTACAATTTGTAACTCTCTACAAACTGAATCCATTAGCCAATATTGGAATGCGTTACACCAAGATGCGTCCGTATAGATATTTACGCTCCGTAAATATTCTTGGATGATAGAAAAATTTGTTTCTTCTCTTATTCCTAATTGTGTTTCTGCTAATTGTATTCTTGGCAAATTCGTATCAAAAAGTGTTGGTAATTCATACCGCTGTTGCGAATACACAACATTGAAAAGAATAATTACCAATAGTGCAATATGTTTTATGTATTTAAACATTTAAAGTCAAAATGTAAAATGCTAATCCGACTAAAATATGAACGCCTAATAGTATGCCAGCAATAATGATTGCTGTTGCTATCTGCTCCGATGGAGAGGATGCACCATCATCGCCGGACATTATTTTTTTTGTTAAATTAATCTTGGTAAATGAAAATACTGCAAGATTAGACCAACCTAACGCAACGCCAAGTAAGATTATAATAATAATCACTTTGTTGTATATTTCCAAGAAAGGACTTAATACTGCCAATCCTAATAGAATTGCAGTTATCCACACTGCGTGCCTTGTGATAAAGCTAATTATATCACTGAATGTTTTTTTCATTTTTTTTCCTTTATATTATTTTTTTTAATATCCTTGAAAAGTCAAAAATGGTAAACTGATTGACAATCGGTAAAACCATTTACCGTCAAAATAATCGTATTGTTGCTCGCTGACAACATAAAACCTTGTTCCGTTAATTTCAAAGTCTTTGGTTAATATATCACGTGTCTTTTCTAATAAATCATACCCTTCTGCTCCAATCAGACTTCTACTAATAATGTGAACTTCATAATTAATCATTGCGGCTTGTTTTACATATTGCGTGCTTTGAAACTTTACTAATATTGAAGCCAACGGATGCGTGAATTGAAAGTCCTCCGGTCTGCTCGGATAACTTACAACTTCATAACCTGGCAAATATTCCTTTAATCTTTCTACTATCTTACTTTCTATTTCACTATAAGTCATTGGTATATACCGATTTATCGGTTATGTAAATAAATGATTGGCTCATATTGTCTTCGTTCAATATAATCTTTCCTGTGTTAATATCCTCTAATAGTTTCATTGCTTGCATATAGCTGTCTTTCACACCTTCATTCACCGCATTGCGCCGCTTGTATAATTCGTATTTTGCCAAGTCAAAACATATTGCTTTAAGAATATAATGCGAGTTTTTAAGAGGGAGTAAATATCTCCCTCTTAAATAATTGTCAATTAACTCGGATTGATTAGCAATAATCAAATTAACTAAATCTGTATTAATAGTTTCCCCATTAACATCGTCGGTTAATTGAGCAACTGCTCGTTCGGTCATTATGTTAATAAAATAATCGCTTGTTATATACATCTTAAACTACCGTTGCACTAATTACTAAATCTTTATTGTGGACAATAGGTAATGATTTTTGTTCAATTGTCCAACTCTTCCAATTGCCGTATGGGTCTTCTGTTACTCTAACGTAAATATCGTCTTGGAATATTCCATCTGTCTTTATAATTGGTGCGTGGTGCATTCTGAATGAACCGTCCGTTGCTAACAAACATATCTTATTCGGGTTCATAATATCTGTTGCAACACCGCCATCATCATAAGTTCCTAAATATTCAAAGAATGAAATTCCACGTATTGTTCCTAAGAATACTACTGAACCTTCTGTGATACCTTGTGTTAGGTCTAATGCACCAGTGCGGTAATTATTGGCGTCTAATTGTTTAAGAATAGTATCATTTTTTTTGAAAGAACTTGATGCGTTTGAACCTAATAAACAAATATTCGGAACGGCATTAGAACGTTTCATTATTGTTGATTTGTATGTATCAATTGTATCTAATGGGTTAACTCCACTATCGCTCCATTTATTGCCACTTGTCAATGTGAATGTTTGCTTGTTTGAAACGTAATTCATAGTTATAGTATTATTGCCTGCGGTTAATGTGCCGTCTACAAGTAATTTCATAGCCATATATTCACGTGTCCGCATTACTGCAAGTTGCTCGTATTTCAATTCGTCAGTTACAAATTGTGCTTGTGCTTGTAGTCTTTGACTGGCATTCTGTATGTAGCCAGCGTCTTGGAGCCTTTTATAATCGGCTAATTCTTTCGCTGTGAATAATTTAATGTTTGCTGTTTTTGGTATCTTAACCGAATAAGTAACACCAGTTCCTTTGGAACTCGGGACAGGGCTTTCTGTATCACTCACAAATGATGCTAATTTTGAAGTTCTTGTCCAAACCTCCCAATCTATAATATCAGATGCGTGGCTTTCAGTTGCTTGAAAGATATTATGTAACGCAAACGTTGGCTGCGTATTGAAACTATTTATACCTGCTGTTAAGCTTCTCCAGTTTGTTATCATATCAATAGACATATCTATATCTCCGATTTAAAATTTAAAGTTCCGTATTTATATGCACCATCGCTTAATGCAACGCCTGCTGTTAATTCATTTGTTAAAAATTGCCCGTGAACGTAAATTACAACGTTTGCAACGTCGCCACTTGTTGCGTCCACGTCTTCTCCTAGAACGCCTTCAATTTTCGTTGTGTCTGTGCACTTAATGTATTTAGTGCCTGCAACATCCTTACTTAATACCGTTCCAACGGGTAACACTCCTTGCCCGCTTTCAATGGTTCCCTTTATTTCATAAGTATCGGTATTTTTATAGAAAATACTACTGACACCAATGTTTCCTGTATTTGTAATACCTAAATCGCTCATTATATTGCTCCTTTGATTAAGTCTATAATCATTTTAGTTTGTTCGTCTATTTCATCTGTTGGTGGTGCTTCTTTTGCCACCTCTTTAAATTCAACTTGCTTTGGAAACGTTTTAATTAATTCTGTTAGATTTGTAAGTAGTGTTTTCCCTTCTCCAAATTGGTAATTTGGAACTGCAATACTTTTAATTAATTCCTTCTGTGCTGGAATTACATAACCCTGTAATGCTAATTCATTAAAGAATAAGTCAAAAGCTAATTCCTCGTTCTTTCTTTCTAATTCTTTAATTTTCACACCCATTTCGTTAAATTTTGCTTCGCTTAATGCTTGTTGTGTATTATCTGCTGGTATGTTGTTATTTTGTGTTGTTGTGTCCATTTGGTCGTCCCCTGGTTTTAATAATAATAAATCTTTCAACATAATTTGGTAATCATCTTCTCCGTATTTTTGCCGTATGTATTCCTTGATTTTCTCAATATCGTTAATGTCGTTTGCGGCAAATTCAAATAACAGAAATTGACTATCTGAGAAATATTCAGATAAAGGCTTTAAACCCTTTACCGCTGGCGGCACTGCTCCAAGTATTCCAAGATGGCGTAAAAGTCTGTTCGGATACAAAGCGATTGATTGGAATTTATAAGCTCCGTCCTTGATTGATTGAATTAGTTGCTCGCTTAAATCAACTAACTTTGCCTTTAAGATATTGCCTTCAACTTTCAACTTGTCCACCCAACCCAAAGCGGCGTCCTCGCTTGCTGGGTGTCCATAGACAATAGGGGCGAGGTGCTGTTCGTCGGGATTTTGATTGTTATAAAGATTTGCAATTTCATTTAAATCGTTTTCAGTCCACGTCTGCGTGTCGCCACTGCTATCGGTGTGTTCGCCAGTCTTAAATACATCAACCCATAGTTCCATAATCGTAACTTATATTTTTTTACAAAATTAAACACTAACAATTAAAGAAATTTACGTAAAATTGCTGTATTGATAAATGTTAATTTTGTATTATGAACGCAAGAAATAAATTAATTGGGAAACTGGATAGATTATTTTCAATCATTGTTCGTAACCGCAATTCATCCGACGGATTAAATACCTGTTACACGTGCGGACAAGTTTTTCCAATTAAAGAACTACAATGTGGACATTTTATTAGTCGTCGTTATTTTGCGACACGTTGGAATTTTGACAATGCACGCCCACAATGTAATTCTTGTAACGTAATGAAACAAGGTAATTTACAAGTATTTGAACAAAAATTACGAAATGAAATTGGAGACGATAAAGTAAATTCACTTATCCGAGACGCCAAACAAATTACAAAATTTTCAACGTTTGAACTTTATCGACTATTACTCGTTCTAACACAAATTGTAGTTACAGAAAAAATTGATATTAAAACGTAAAAAATCGTTGTAAGTTCTTAATAAAAGTCTGTAAGTTCTTAAAAATCATCAATGGGTTAAAACGACCCATTGGAATGGTGCAAAACGACCCATTCCAATGGTGCGAAACCGACCATTGCAATGGTGCAAAACAACCCATTGTATATATAATATAATAATATAAATAATAATATATATAATAATAGGACTTTGTTTTTTTTGAAATTTATTATTAAGTGTTTTTAAGGGCACAGCGAGGATTTGTAATTGAAACCAATAGAAACTATTAAGAAGGTAATAAAAATTCAATAGTAACGATTTGTGAGCGAAATATAATATGGGTAAAATGAAACAAGAAAGCAAAATGGATAAAGCAACAATCAAAGATTTAAACTTTGATACAAAAAATGCTAACAAGCACACAGAAAAAGGAATGCGACTACTTGAAAAGTCTCTTTCTAAATTAGGTGCTGGTCGTTCTATCTTGTTAGATAAAGACAATAATATTATTGCTGGTAATGGAGTAATTGAAGTTGCGGGACAAATTGGATTGGAAAACATTAAGATCATAGAAACAGACGGGAATGAAATAATCGCAGTAAAACGAAACGACGTTTCTATCAATTCAAAGAAGGGACGTGAACTGGCGTTAGCCGACAATCAAACAGCAAAAATGGGAATAGATTTTGACTTTGAAGTTATTGACAATTTGGCAAATGAATTTGATTTGAATTTGAAGGAATGGGAATTTGAGCCGCTGGTATTCAATAACAAACTTGAAGCAAGTGAGGATGACTACGAAAAGATTGTTCTAAATTACACACAACAAGAATACGAAATAGTCAAACAAGAATTATTAAAGCACGGCAAAACTTATGAAGCGGCTGTGTGGAATTTGTTAGGTTTACAATAAGACAATAATAATGAGTTATTTTTTTTAAATATATAAATTAATCAAATGGCGAGTGAACAAAAATACACCAAAGAACAAGTAATAGACGCAATTAAGCGTTCACGGGGTTTTATAAGTCAAGCGGCAAAAATACTCAAATGCACGAACGCAACAGTCTATCATTACAAAGAACGTTACTCCGAGGTTGAGGAAGCAATTAAGAACGAACGTGAAAGCCTTTTAGATTTTGCAGAAAGTAAGTTGTTGGAAAATATCAATAATAATGACAATGCGGCGATTATATTTTTTCTAAAAACACAAGGCAAACATCGTGGCTATTCAGAGAAGGAACAAATTACAATTAAGAATGATTTCACTAATTTTCAAATTCCTAAAAATATAAACAACTTAACATATATTGAGAACAACAGCGAATATACCCAGTAATTTTGCCAAAATTTACACACGTGGCAAGTATCAGACACCCGCTCACATTCAGCAACTTGAAAAGCGGGTGCTTGAATTACTACTCTCAAA